ACTTAACCCATGCTCCGGCTGAGTTGAAAAAGTATATACCTTCTCCGCTACCTGGGTTCCAGCTAGTTCCATCAGCATATCTTATATCACCTTGACTTGGTTTAGTTGGGGGTTCAAAAACTACGTCTAAGTGACCGTCTCTTAGCAACTCTACAACAGCACCAAGTTCAATAAAAGTATCGTTAAGATAACCCGGAAGTTCTAGTGGATCAGCCGGAGGATTAGCGTGACTAAATCTTAGAAATTCTCTACTCATCGGTCAGACACAGTTTCTGATTCAATGGTGTAACCAGATAGGTTAAAAGTTGTATCATCGTCATGCTGAAATCTAATAGCAATGTACCTACCGCGTACCCTACAATCAATTTTATTATCTTGACCAATATTAAACACAACTGGTGGTGAGTAATTTACTCCTGCAAAAGGTTGTAGCTCTGAACCAACACTAATACTTACACTGCCTGTTCCAGAAATTCTAGGGTAAACACTACTAACAGATTTTACTAAGTTTGTACTACCAGCGTGTAGACCAACCCTTTCCAAGGTTGTAGTAAAGGATGTACCTGCAAAGGTTGTGCCTGAGTCAGCTAGGTAAAAACGACTGTTGGCAGCAGAGTCAGCAGGGTAGCACATTAGCAAAGAATCAATGGTAGGGTTATATACTTGCTGAGACCACGCTAGTGTACTATTTTGCCAAGTATTGGTAGCCGACGCCCAAGTGTTTGTAAGATCAGGATTAACAAAACCTACACCAATAAAGTTAACACTTGGTAAATCTCTCGTTGCCCAAGTGTTATCTTTGTAGTTCCAAACGAGAGCACGGTTGGGAAGACCGTTAACAGCGTTGGTGAGGGGGTAACAAATCCAAACTTCATTTTGGATACGGTTGTTAACCATAAACGTTTTATAAAAGTAAGTACTGTCAATTTGAGAAAATAGGAATGTTTTAACCTGATCGTCAATAACACTCTTAATAGATTGACCGTTTGTTATAACCACATCATTAGTTGACATGAAGACATGTCGTCCGTCGCCTATGTCTACAACAGCGTCTCTAGCAAACAAGCCTACATCTTTAAACTTCTCTCTAATGTTAAAGGTAAAAGTTCCTCCAACGTAGTTCAAAGAATATATACTGTCTTCTTTATATACTAGAAGTTCATTACCTAGTGGAAGAGCATTTAGGATATGTCCCTTAGTACCACCTACAGTAGCCTCTCCTGACTCAGAAGCGGTGCTGGAAGTGTTCCAAGTGTTCGCACCGTTGGTAGCAGCACCTGAAGGAATAGCGTCACTCCACCGCACTGTAAATGGCTTTTCAGTACCACTGTCCGTTAGGTTAAGCGAAACTAAATGGTTTCTGAAAGGAACAATAACTTTACATCGTAAAGCACTGGGCCAATCAGGTAAATCTGTAAATAAGCTACCTGTTTGTGTAATGCTTTGAGGTATGTCCAGTGTATTATTAGCTACTAGAACACCACCTAGTACACCACCCTGCCAGTTATTGGTTGTTCCTGTTAACGTCGTGTACGCACCAGAAGACCTAGTAATAGCTGTGTGAGTAGTACCTATAACTTTATTTAGGGAAGTGGGACCACCGTAGACCCAGAGATCGTTACTACCCTGCGCCCAGCTAGTAGTCCATAAAGGCAAGTCTAGTGCTGTTCCGTAAACCCTAGTGTGACCGTTAATAGTACTAGCTTTTTTATCAACAAACCTTGCATTCTCTACACTTGTAAAAAATGTGGGAGGCATGTCGTAAGGAGACAGGTCAGTGTTAAGGGAAAACCCACTTGCCTGTCCGTTAATATCAAAAAGAGATTTTGCCATTAACCGCTACCAGTTGTCGTATCTATTACCCACACTGTTGAATCAAACTCTTGAAGGCACAGGTATAAACCATCTTCTGTTTTGATGTTTCCGTTACTCTCTTGAATAATATTGAAAAGGTCTTGAACCCAATTTGTAGCCATTATGCTCCCCTACGTACAAGAGAACCTGGATCACCTTGTACAGTCATTGTCATAACAGTTCCACTATACCTTGCAGAGTCTTCTGCATCCCGTACACTTTCAATAGCTTTTTCATACAACCCACCGAAACGCTGTAGTTGCTCAGTGTCGTTAAGATATACAGCACCTTCCAAACAAGCACCGTATAAATACAAGTCTGGGAAAGCAACTAGAATATTGTTAGTAGTGGTTGTATTTGACAGTGGTGTTAACTGTTGGTAATAGTTAATACCTAGCTGATAAGCACCGTCAGGTGTTGGTGATACTTTAATACTCTTACCTAGATTAGTGTATGATCTTGGAGAACCACTTGAAACACTGCCGTATTCACGGCTGGATGACTCAGGAGAAAGGTAACTAAGAGCAAAACTCTGTCCACCAGTGTCCCAAGTAATGTTACGAAGTTCAGTTAGATCAGTAGGTAGATTATAAAAAGCAGTGCCGCCAGTTGTGGTAGTATTAGCACGGTTTAAGTTTACGCGAACACGCAACTCACGGTTCATCCTATTCTCAACAAGAGAAATAAAATCGGGAATTACTGCTTCAAGGTCGCTTCTGTTTAAGTAGTTTGCAACGCTTGTTTTCAATTCTGCGTAAGTAGCCAATGCCATTATATAGTGCTTTCATGTGTCCGAAGCCAGCGATACTCTGGATCGTTCAATAGCTTTTTAATTCTTGGCATATGGTCTTTATTCATAATGTCTACACCAAGTTCACTTTTCCACTTCTCAATAATTATAAGAGGGATACTTGCTACTTTACGCATATCCGCTTTTTTATTAGGTGCTCCATACATTGAATCACCATTTAACTCTTTTTTATTTAAATCTAAAATAGGTTGTATGTCTTGAGTGTTGTGAAGTACAACTTTGTCACCGTCGTGGTTATACTTAAACTTAGTTTTAATAGGATTATTGTCCATAATTTACCTCTAAATTAGGGAGAGAGCAGCACGCTCCCTCCCCGACTAGACTAGTTAAGATCGTAAACAGCACCGAGTGCAGCTTCGTTGTTAACCTGCAAAGTGTACTCAACGATGATAGCACGCTGCTCACCGTCACTTGTAGAAGCAACCTCACGCTGGAAGAACGGACGAAGATACGCAATGTTGTAATACTCTGGATCAAGAAGCCAGCAATCACCATTACGCTGGAAGCGGTTAGGAACCACTGCCATCTCACCGAAATCAGAGACATAGACATCCATGCCGCCAATAATACGCTGATCTGCCGTATCGGTACGGTTAGAAGCACCGCCAGAAGCGCCTACACCAACAAAGCTGGAGAAGTTCTGTTTCTGACCCGGAGCCATCATCAAATACTTGATGTCAGCGCCTGAGTTATACGAAGCAAGAATAGCTGCCTTTAGAAGAGTCTCGGTAAAAGCACGGGCACCAGCGTCAGTACGCGCCGTACTTCCCGAAGAACCGTTACTAGAGCCAGAACCTTTACTTGTATTTGTAGTAACCCACGCAGTTAGAGAGCCTAGCTTACGAACCGTACCATCCGCAGTCATAGCTGTAGAAGCTTGGTTAGCACCTACAAACGCACGTTCCATATCGCGTTTAAGTTCTTTGGAACGCTTGGTCATCTGATAAGCAAGCTCTTCTTTACGACCAGCCTTGGACACTGCGTCCAACGTACCGGAAACAATCGTGGTCTCACGACTGATCTGGCAAATGTTACCCAAGCGGGTTGTGGCCGCTGGTTCGGATGCTGTGAGGGTTGCACCTTCTTCGTGGAAGTTAGTGGCAGCAGCGCGAAGACTATCCGTCTGCCATTCGTGATTAACAGCAATCGCATCAGAACGACCACCCATCGACATGAAGGGAGTATCGGTTGGGGAGATGTCGTAAATCACATTTTCAAGGTCTTCCCGCAAACCTCGTGCGGAAAAAGTTACATACTGTCCTGTTGGTTGAGCCATAATGGCCTCCTATAGTTTAGATTAAGTCAAGAAACACGTCCGTTGCATCTTGCCGATTACCCGATTTCTTTAGACGCTCTCTCTTGAGTTGCATTGCTTTAGTACTCCGTTGTTTCTTAGACTCTGGAGCACCTGCCTTAACAACTTTAGGAACAGTTTTTCTTACCTTTTGGCTGGAGCCTTGCAACGCTTTATCCTGCATCATTGCTTTATGCAATACGAGAACTACACGGTGGTCGGTTATTCCATCTATGTCCTGTTCTGAAAACCCCTGCCCTAAAGCATAGCCTCTCAGTTCATCGCGTAGTGAAGAGTCAGGCCCAGCATACTGAGGTAGAATTTGAGAAAGTTTCTCAGCTTCATCTTTGACAACATTGGTCAAACGTTCCGCATATTCTACATTTGTTTGCTGGTGTACACGTTGCTGTTCGTTTTTAATTTGAACAATTTGATCCTTAGCATCTTGAAACTCGATCCGCTTCTCCATGTATTCCATAGGGTCGCTATCTTTTAGTTCCTGCCAATTCACATTTTGGAACCGTGAGAGTTCCATGTTTTGGTACTGTCCCATGTTTTCTAGGACTTGACTGTACTGTTGCCTTTCCTTCGACACTGCCTCTAGGTTGGCCTCGTAAGCCTTCCGCTGTTCCGCTAGAGATTGCGCTTTACGGGTATAATCCGCCTGACGCTGATATCCATTTCGGAGTTCGTCCAGAGTAACCTCGTATTCTTCACCGTCTACTTTTACAGTATGGCTCAGTGGGGTTTCTGCAACTAACTCTTCTTCAGCTACCTCATAGTCTTCAGTATCTTCCGATTCCGCTATTTCCTCATAGTCGCCACCGTCATCTGTTGCGTACTCGACAGCACCACTGTCTGGCTCATACTCAACATTTGAATCAGATACTTCTTCCAATGATGTTACTTCTGGATTAGTGTTTTCTTCACTTCCAAACATTACATCAAACATATCAAGCTGTGGTTTAGTGACTTCCGTTCCCGGATTGGTCTGACCGTCGCTCATATTTACCTCTTTATTTAGTGTTGTTTTCAATCTTGTCGTTATGAATAAATGACTCTAAATCTTCCAATATGGATTGTAGAGCATCTAGTTTTAACCAACAAAATTCTCTATGTTCTGGATTATCAGAAATTCTCCACTCAAGTATCAAACCTTCTTCAAGGTCTTTGATCATAGATTGAAATGCTTCGTTACCTAAGATAACAGAAGATTGAGCAGCTTTTTCTTTAGTGTCCAATATTATTTTCCTTTTGGGAAACGATTACCGTGTCCTGTACGAGTAGCCGTGTTACCACCACTGGGCGGCACTGGGCGATTACCTTTTCCTGTATTACCACCTGCATAAGTTTTCATTATTTTTTCCTACCTTTACCTGTTTTGCCAGAATACTTTTTCATTACTTTCTCCTATTTTAAGTTTACCAGTTTTTACAACTCCAGTACCTAGCTGTTAGTTTACTAGGAGGATTTGTGTCACATTTGTGTCTAGCTCTAAAACTTTTTCTACGAGCGGGTTGATCTCGTTTGATAGTCATGTTTGGATCACCAAATCTAACTAACTTAACTGTTGGTCCTTGCTTTGCTAATACTGCAAACTTTTTTGGTCCACCTGAAGTACGTTTAGGTTTATTGTATCCTGAAAAACGTTCTCCTCTATAGGTTATCATTTGATCCGCTCCTTTAAAAACTCTACGTCTTTTTTAATTGCTTCGTTTTCCCTGTGTCGTCTTTCCATTACTTCTGGAGACATCATCGAAGCTAAAACCTGAGTTTTGTTTGTAAACAGTTCTAACTTTATATCGTGTTTGTCAGTCCGTTGGTCTATTTTTTTTAAAGCGCGGAATATTTCTGCTATACTTTCGTGTATGGTTTTAAGTTGATGTTTAGCCACGGCAGCAGCACCTATGACAGAAATAGCCAGACCCATTAGTGTTACTATTAGACTAGGTTGTATTTCCATAAACAATCATGTCTTGATAATAAAGTTAATAGGTTGTAGTTTAACAGCCGCTGAACCAGCACCTGCTACTTCAGTTGTAGCTGTACCCAGAACAAACGTACTTCCTGTACCAACAGGTACAAAGCTGCGATAGTCAGGTACTTTAAAGTTAGAGCCGTTCGTTCCAAACACTGTTCCAATAATACCGTACAGTGCCGAGTATGTGGAAGTGCTGTAATCACCGCCGTTACAAAGTAACCAATCGTTAATACCACTGATAGTCTGAGTTGTTGGAGTTGTTCCAGAAGCCCACATAACAACAGTTCCAGGTTCAAAACCAAGTTTGTTAAACTGTGTTGCAGTAGGACTAACAGCGGCAGCACCTATGTTAGGAAACTGAGACTGCAAAACTGATTTAATCAAACGAAGATGATCGTCACCTTCACTAATATTATCACTAGTTGCCGGGTTAGCTGGTGCAAGTTGGTTAATATATGTTGCAGATTCTACAGTCATGTTTTGTTACCTAAGTTTAATTCTACAGCTAAAGACAATGTATCCCCTACATGATGGTAAGAAGTACAATACAATCCGTCAGGTGTAAGGATAAAAAGAGTATAGCTATCGCTAGAAGACCAAAGCTGAGTAACAGCCCCGTAATTGTTTACCCCTGTAAAAACAAGTTTTTCATTATTTTTAAGAAGTATTGCATGGGCTTCTTTTTCTGTAAAGCAATCTAAGAATACTTGTTGGTTTATTCTCTGTGCTTGTACAGTATTACTACTACAGTATAGCACAAAAGTACATAAAACTACAGCTAAAACTTTTTTAATGCTACTAGCCATTATGACACCTTAATTACATATATATTTAGCTTGAATTATGCTCCGGGCTTTACAGGCCAAGTTATATCGGAAGGGTCTGCGGTATTTGCCGGTAAATCTCTAAGGGCTTTTCGATAAGCTGTTTCAGCGTCTGAAAGTGTACGGTCGCTGACAGCCCACCAATCAGTGTTCCCCAGCAACTGATCCCTTTTCACTCGAAGATCAGACCACGCTCGATCACCCGCAGCAGCGTCCCAAGCGGCCTTCTCGCTGTCCCAAGCCGCTTCTTCTTCCGCTGTAAAAGCTACAAGCTCGCCGTCTATTTG